CTTGCATCAACTGCGCCTCTTGCTGCGCAACCACATTAGCCATCATCTCCGGGGGAACCTGAACACCCTGCTGTCCAACTTGCTGTTCCGCCATCTGCTGGGCCAACATCGTCAAATGCTCGAAAATATGCTTCTGCAAAGCTGCCACCAAAATGGGCTGAGTCTGCATAATCGGCGTCTGCATAAACGCAATATGCGTCGAAATATGCGACCTATGATCCTGCTGCATAAACGCCTGTGGCGGAGGCACTCCGTCAGCAATACTCAAAACATTGCTGTTTTCCAACAAAGGGCCAATAGGCTGCGCATCCACCGGAGGAGTAAGCAACTGATCAATGTTCGCAATTCCCAATGCCTCATACATACGGCGGTAAGCCTCGTACATATTGTGCATCTGGGGTGCACCAGTAGCGAGCTTGAACTGCTCCTGCGCCAAACTCACTCGCTGCGACATACTAAAGATGTTCGGATCGCTAACCGGCAAAACATCTACACGGCCATCGAAATCAGCCTTCTTGATTTCAGGCGTAGCCGGGGACACATCGTAAGGGTAATTACCAGCACCCTCAGCAAATAATCCCGCCAAAAGCCCCAATTCAATCTTCAAACTCGCATGAAGCCTCTTATGCACCGCCGACATGACCTTCGCACCGCGTTCCATAAGCGCAATGGTCGTACCTACCGGCATCTCCTGGTTAGCATCGCCAACACCAAGCTCCGTCGTACCCACAAACTTCTCAGCACTGCCAACCACAAACCCAAGCAGCTGGAACAACGTAGCACTCGGTTCCTTGTACGGCAGCGGTAGCAAACTCCCGCGCAAATCATTTCCAGGAACATCTACGTCTCTAAACTCCCCAGGCTGAATGGGGTTCGCATCATCTGCAATACGCAGCCCTCTAGCCTTAAATCCAGCCGGAAGGTTGCTTAAAGTGCCCGCATCTATCAACTGGCGCAAAGTGCTCGTCGCACTTCGGGAATTGTTCCCCAACAGGTGAATCAAACCAAATCCGTAAAAACCAAGCCCCGGCGTGAACTTATACTGGACAAAATACTCCACCGGGTCCTTACGGGGGTCGTTTTCCACATAATTACGGCGAACGGACAATATTTGGTCCGTATCCATGCAAATAGTCACAAGATACGGCAATTTAATGCCCGTTTCCTCACCCTCCTCATCCATATCTGGATAAGACTCAAGATCCAAATAACAATGGCACTCTATAAGGGTCAGTTCATCGTTTTCACCAATATCCTCGCGACCCTCGATTTTATCGTAAGTATCCTGGATATCGTTGCGGAACTCATCACTATTGCCCATGATGTTCACATCGGCATAAAAACCAGAAACCTGTAGCTTACGAACCGAATTCTGGGACATACGGATCACATGCGTGATTCTCTCCGCAGTACGCAAGTCCGTAGCCGCATAATTCACGATAAGATCGTCAGAAGGAACAAATTTGCTTACTTCACGGCCCAACTGCTCATCAAAATAAACCTTCTTGAACGCACTGCCGCTCAACCCCAGATAATATAACATCTGGTCAAACTCAGGCTCATACTCGCGCATCTGGTACATGATTTGATAATTCATGTAGTCCTGAACGCGCTGACTAGCGATCTCAAGCTCAGGGGTAGGCGAACCAATAATCGTCGTACGGACCGGCCCGCTGCTCGGCAAAAGCTCCTTATAAGCACCCGCCTGGAATTGCGTCACAGCCTCGTTCAACATTGGGTGCACAACACCAGTAGCACCCTGGAACGGCTCCGTTCTGTTTTCATAAGTCAGCCCTAGAAGGGCCAAACCATCCGTATACTGCTTTTCCCAATCAGCGCGCGAAACTCGGTCATCATCATAATGGCCCCGCAAATCACTACTGATTTTAGAAAGCTCATCCTTAGGGAGCACCTCGGCAAGGTTTTCTCCAAACTCGCCCTCAGGCCGCTCAAGTTCCTCTTCTCCAAAAACCAACGTCGCACCACCATCCTCATCTTGCGTGATCTCAACGTCGGTAATGTCCTCTTCTTCCATTCCCTCAGAAGAACCCAGAAACAACTCTTCCAAATCCAACGAGCCCTCAGGCAAACCTTCCGGGGCCGGGACTAATCCCTGGTCCATCATCGTATCGCGAGCAGCCATTCAAAAGCTCCTAGTAATAAGCAACCTGGGGACGGTAATTATCGTTTTCATCCTGGTAATCCTCCGGATGAGCAATAAAACCTCCCTCACGGAAACGTCTCAAGGCCTGAGTTACCGTATCAACGTAATCATCATGCTCCCCACCAGGGAACGCCGCGCACTCCTCTATAACCTCTTCTGCAAAAGTCGTGTCCGGTGCCCACACCATACCAGACTCAAACATAGGGGAAACAGAATTTACACGGGAGATCTTATCATGCCCCTTACTCGGGCTATAATTCATAACCGGGATGCCCATGTTTCGGAGCTCGTGGGTCAAAGGCATACCACTCGCTTTCGCTTCGATAAGAACGCTCTCAGGCTCCCAGTACTTGTACTCCTCATAGGCCACACGGCGCAAGTCCGGGAAATCCCACCGTCCTCGTCGCGCATCCAGCAAAATCACATTAAAAGGTCCGTTTTCATCGGGCTGGAAAACACCCCACGTCGTAATCGCACTATAATCCGCAGAAGTAGACTTACTGTAAGCCGTATCATAAGACTGCATAACATAACTCAACTTCGGCAACTCGTCCTCTTCCCACTTCTGCCACCAATCGCGCTTCAATATCGCAGCCGTCTCACTCGTCGGGTTCTGCTGCCACTGCGCCTCCCACTTACCAACCGACAAACTACCCTTAACCGACAATAAATCCTTTTTATTCCAATATTGCGGCCACACCGGCTCATCATTTGGCAATATCGCAGGAAATTCAATCACCTCCCACTGGTCCGCCATGATATCGCGGCCCTGGTGTCTCACCAACTTACCCGTCAAATCGTTCTCTGCCCAACGGGTCATCACAATGACAATCGCTCCTCCCGGCTGGAGTCGCTGCCTCGGGCCAGAAGTATACCACTCATAAGCATTCTCCAAAGCACTCGGGCTCAATGCATCCTGCTCACTGTGCGGGTCATCAATTATCAACAAATCCGCACCACGGCCCGTAATCGCGCCACCTACACCAGCAGCAAAATATTCCCCACCATTTCCCGTCTCCCATCGGCCCGCAGCCTTACTATCAGCGCGCAACTCAACCTTCGGGAATATCGCCTTATACTCCTCCGTATCCATAAGGTTTCTTACCTTACGTCCAAACCGCACCGCCAACTCAGCCGTATGCGTCGTCTGGATAATCTTCAAACTCGGTCGGCGGCCTATCAACCAAGCGGGCAACAAATAACTACTAAACTCACTCTTCGTATGGCGCGGCGGCATATTAACAATCAAACGCTTAGACTCACCCGTAGCAATCTTCTTAAACGCAGCAGCCATCTTCGTATGGTGCATACCTCCAATGAAATCAGGCCATACAGCATTCGTGAAATCCAAGAAGTCAAGCTGCGCCGCCTCACTCTCAGCCGTGCGCTTCGCTCTATCAAGCAAATGCGCAAACATCTTCAACTTATCCTCAGGAATGGAATCTAACTGGTGGCTCAAACTATCCGGCATAATCCTACCAAGCCATCGGCACAGGGCTCTGGGTTACACATATCGCAATCATCAACAACACAAACAAAGCAATCATCGCAGAAGCAACTCTAAACTGCTTCCCCTTCTCACACCAATCCGTCCAAGCACCCTTCATATCTCTAAGCATATCGCATCCTCTCTTTTTCGTGTCCAGTTCAAACGCTCAGCTACTTCGTCCACTTATCAAACAACACACCAACCAAACCTCCTATCGCACCCACAAAAACCACTCCTATCATCGTCAAAGCTGCACCCATTCCTCGCCAACGGTTCAATGACTGGTTCTGCTTCGTCACAATAGAATACAACCTCTGCACATCCTCTTGCAAACGCTCTACCTTCGCACCCAGCTCACTAATCTGTCGGTGAAGCATGATTTCATCAGGGTCAGCCATTATAACACCTTTGATCTATTTTTTTGATCGAATGACCATGAATGATTTTTACACCAGATTATTTGCGGAGAACAGTTAAAATGCTAATGCCTTTTAACTGTTCTCCAGCGTTTTGTGCCAACTGCACCACTACTTGCCATTACTTGCCATTACTTTGGCGGCCTAGGTACCTTAGTAAGTAATGGTTAAGTAATGGTGGGGTGCGGCATTGCGCCGCACCCCTTGGGTTTACCCGTTTAGGCTTACCAGCATTATATGCCCGGGCCCACTATTTTTGGCAGGGTTGTACGTGCCCATTAGCAGCGCTTGCCAAGCGCTTGCCACGCTGGGGCGCCCCTTTTGCGTTGGCTTGCCCGCAACCGGCGGGGCATAGTTGGCGCTGGCTTGCGCCTTGGTTAACGTTACCCCGTTGGCACATGCGGCCAAGCAGTTACCCCGCGTGGTAATGGCGCCGGGTGCACTTATGCTTGCACTTAAACCGCGCAACCCTACTGGGTTATTGTGCCCGGTAAAGCTTACAATAACCACGCCGCTATTGCCCCCAGCGGCTGCAATAAACGCGGCCAACGTGGCCTTGCATACATACGTGCCGGGTGTAACCCACAAGGCCTTGCTTGCGGTTGTAACGCTATTGGGCAACGCATGCGGTGCCAATGGTGCGCCGGCAACGGTACCCACAACGGTAGTGTTTTTTGTAACAGCCATTTTGTAACCCCTTTTTTAAGCCAACCCCCATTGGGTTGGTGTAGTTATAATGCACCCCCCTTTGTTATAAAGCAACCCTTTATTTTTAAAATGTTGCTTTATTTTTAATGGGGGTTGGGGGTGCGGCATTGCGCCGCACCCCCATAAAGCGTTAACCAACCAATGCCCGCGCTTTTTTGGGGGGCAACCATGCTACCGCGTTAGCGGCATAGCTAGCGGCAAGGTAACGGTTAAGCATGGCCGCATGCGGGCCGGTGCAAACAGGTACGGTGTGCTTTTTTTGGGCGTTGCGGTGGGCGCGGCTATTAAACGTTTTTAATTTAGCCATAAGTAAAACCCCTTTTTAAGCCAACGCGGTATGCGTTGGTGTAGTTATAATGCCCCAATGCTTGTTATAAAGCAACACAAAAGGGTGCGGCATTGCGCCGCCATACATACGTACCGGGCGGCACTGGCTAGCCAGCCAAAAACGCCAGCACCAACAGACCAAACACAGCAGCGACTAAACCCATAAGCATAAGCAATCCCTCCGGCTAAACCTGTGCACAGCGCACTGGCCAGCCCCATAGGGCCAGCCAAGATGCACCAGGGCAACAGCTATTTGTTCACGGGGCAACGGTCGGTCGGGTCGGTCGGGTCGGTCGGGTCGGTCGGGTCGGTCGGGTCGGTCGGGTCGGTCGGGTCGGTCGGGTCGGTCGGGTCGGTCGGGTCGGTCGGGTCGGTCGGGTCGGTCGGGTCGGTCGGGTCGGTCGG